CTGGTATTGGTGCATCCGTCATCTTTACTGGAGATGACAGAGAGAGTCTTCCTAGAGGTGGTATTGTAAATGAGGTCACAATTGGTTTTGGTACTAACTATCAACCTATTGTTGCTGCTGCAGGAACTGCAATCATCAATGCTGCAGGTGCTATTGAATCTGTTGTAGTTACTGGTGGTGGTTCTGGATATAGACCAGGTGGTAAGGCCGATGTACAGGTCTTGAATCCTCTTGGAATTGGTTCTACCGCAGTTCTTTCTATTACAGTTGGTACAGCAGGCACCGTTACAGGAATTACAACTGTAAGTGGTGGTAGTGGATATGCTTCTACCAATCCACCAATGATCGTTGTTGGATTAGCTACTGGATATGCAAATATGCGATATTCTGGTGGTTCTGGTAATGGATTTGAAGCAACTGTTGTTGTTGGTACTGGAGGTAGTATTGTTGACTTTAGGATTACTAATCCTGGTATTGGGTACAAAAACGATGAAGTCTTAACTGTAGTTGGTATTCCAACAGGAGAAGGTGGATTCAGTGCTCACACAGTAACTGTTAACTCTATTACTAATGATAAGTTTAACGGTTTCTCCTTCGGTCAACTTTTTGAACTTGATAGTTTTGCTGATCAGTTTGATGGTGCTCAAACAACCTTCACTCTGACAAGAACTACGGTCACTAAAGACGTTATTAACATTGGTAGTAATGATACTAGTGTTGATGTTGGTAATAACCTTCTGGTATTCTTGAATGACATCCTGCAGGCACCAGGTGAGGCCTATACATTTGGTGGTGGTACTCAAATTACATTCACTGAACCCCCCAAGGCTGGTAGTAAACTCCAAATTCTCTTCTTTAGAGGATCTAATGATGATGTTGATGATGGAAATCCATTCCTGACTGTTAAGAAAGGAGACCTTCTTCAGTTACAAGCCTCAGGAAATTATGTTCTTCAAAAACCAAGAAGAATCACTGAAATTGCAGGTGTTCAGAAGGCTGAAACTAACCTCTATACTGGTGTTGGTATCAATCGAGATAAGACTTTCACAAGAACAATTGCTTGGACAAAGCAGAGATCTGACCTGATTCTTGATAATCAACCTCTTCCAAAGAGTCGTGCATCTTTGGCTGCTAAAACTGGACCATTCACTAGAATTACTCAAAGTGTTGGTGTAAGTTCTAATGAAATTTTTGTTGAGAATGCCTTCCCACTGTTTAGTGCTCTTGATAACAGAGCTACACCAAATGATGTTCCTGGTGAGGGTATTACTGTTCAGAACTTTAACTTAGTGTCTAGAGCAGATGCTACGGTTCAAGTTTCTTCTGGTGGAACTGTATTTGATCTGACCATTGTTGATGGTGGCTCTGGATATGATGGTGTTCCTATTCCAACTATTTCTTTTGCGTCTACTTTGCCAAGAGTTCAAGAAATTGGTAGAACTTGGACTCGGAGATTCGGTGTAAATCCAAGTACAAATTATGCTGCAGTTGCCCGTAGTAGACAAGGTTTGTTTGTTGCAGTTGGTAATACCAGTGGAATTAATACTTCTGCGGATGGAATCCTCTGGAATAATACATCAAATACAACAACTTTCGGTGATCTGAAGGGTGTTGTTGGAATGACAACTCATGTCGTTGTTGTTGGTGCATCTGGTACTTGTGGATTCTCCACAAACAGTGGCGTAACATTCTCCCCATCTAAGACTCTCAGAAGAAGAAATGTCTTCCCACTGGTTTTCTTTGATGATATCACTGTTACGCAGAATATCAATGCAGTTGAAATGGGTCAAAGTATTGGTGTTGCGGTTGGTGCTGCAGGAACAATTATGTTTACCCAGGCCGGTCGCGCTGGATTTGGCACTGCATTTGAGGTCACTCAGAAATTCTCCAATGAAAATCTGAATGGTGTTGGTGCAAATAACAACGTCTTTGTTATTGTTGGTGATAACGGAACCATTCTGAGATCTCCAAACGGACAAAACTATGTTGGTGTTACTACTACCGCAGTATCCACCAAACTTAATGATGTTAAATATGCTGATAACCAATGGATTGCAGTCGGTGCTGCAGGTTCAATCATTAGATCTACGGATAACGGATTTAACTGGTCTGTTGTTTCTGCAGGTGGAACTTTTGAACTGAATGCAGTTGGTTATGCAAACAGTGTTTGGGTTGCAGTTGGTCAGGATGGTGGAGTTAAGAACTCCAAAGATGGTCAATTCTGGTTCGAGAAGTCTGTTGGGGTTTCTACCGACTTCTTTGGATTGGCCTTTGGTGATGATAAGTTTGTTGCCGTTGGTCTTGATACATCAATTTATAGTTCTTCTTTTGAATTCGTTTCTGCTGCTGGTACTGCAACAGTTTCTGCTGCAGGTACAGTTAGTGCAGTTACACTGACTGATGGTGGATTTGGTTATGATGACAGAGCTCCAGTTGAGGTTCTTATCTCTGCGGAACCAGTTACTAAAGAAACTATTACCAGTGTTGAAGCTGAAGGTGATTATGGTGATGTAGTTAGTGTTGCAAGTTCTGCTTCTGGTATCAGTACCACAAGTCCAATGTTGATTTTTGAACTTGATTCTGACCCATATCTTGATCAGGCCGCATTTGGAAACATTGCAAGAACTGGAATTAGTGTTGGTGATCTCTTTGTTGTAAGTCAATCCACCTGGGGTGCTCCCACTACAAGTATCAACCGTAGTGTTACTAAGATTGCTGGTATTGGATCTACTTTCATTGATAATGTCTACATTGTTCAACAGAGAGAAACTTCTACCAGTGGTATTGTAACGGTATATTGCAACGTTACTTCTATTGCTGGTATTGGAACAACAGATTACGCCCCAAGAATCGCTAAGTATAGTTGGGGTAGATTATATAACTTCCAAAGAGATAGATTGAACCCACAATCTTTCACTGCACATACTTTTGATGGTATTGCTGGACTTGACACCAGTGCAAATATCACCAGAATCAAACCGTTGTCTGAGAACTGGAACGATCTAGACGAGACAACATAAATAAACCTATAGAAAACTCGTAGTAAAAATGCCCGCGATTATTTCTGATCAATTCAGGATCCTTAACGCTGCGAATTTTGTCGCTGGCGTGGCGGATACCACTCAATCATATTATACTTTTCTAGGTCTACCGAACTCAGGTGACGTTGGCCTAGGTTATGGTACTACGGATTGGAATAGTAATACTCCCGCACCTAAAGATGGTTTTAGGGAGTATAATGATGTCTATGACACCATGATCGCTTTGAAAAAGCTGAACACTGGTGATGTCAAGAGGATGGTGAGAAAGTACACATGGACTGCGGGCACAGTCTATGAAATGTTCAAGGGAACATATACCAGGGACAGTCTTTCTCCACAGACTTCTTCTACGAACTTATATGATGCAAAATTCTACGTTGTAAACAGTCAGTTTAAAGTATACGTTTGTATTAATAATGGCCAAGAACCACAAAACCCTCTTGGAAAACAATCTCTAGACGAACCAACGTTTACTGATCTTGAACCAAAGACTGCTGGTACTTCTGGTGATGGTTACTTGTGGAAATATCTTTATACTATTTCTCCAAGTGATATTATTAAATTTGATTCTATTGATTACATTCCTGTTCCAGATGATTGGGGAACTGGAGACACAACAGACGTTAAGAACGCTGCAGTAGATGGAAAAGTTGAAACTGCATTGATTGTTAATGCTGGTGGTGGTTATCAACCAATTTCAACTACATTTAACAATATTCCTATTCTCGGTGATGGTACGGGAGGAAGAGCTTCCATCACTGTTGACGCTCAGGGTAAAGTAAACAATGTTACCATTACAAATGGTGGCTCAGGTTATACCCGAGGTAATTTGAAATTCTTCCCTGGCGCGCCTGGCTCAGAAACTGGTGGACCTATTGTTGGTCTGTCTGCGGTTGGTGTTGGAACCACTTCTGTTGCCGAATTTGAAGTTATTATGCCTCCCCCTGGAGGACATGGACATGACGTTTATAAAGAACTTGGTGCATTTAGAGTTCTTTTATATTCTAGATATGAAAATGATTTAACTAATCCTGATTTTATTACTGGAAACGACTTCGCTAGAATTGGTGTTGTTCAGAATCCAAAAACTCCATCTGGAGCTTTGTTGAATTCTTCTAAGGCCAGTGCTCTTTATGCACTGAAATTAGAGTCTCTTACACCAGGTGGATCACCAGTCAACACAACATTTGCAGTTGATACTCCAGTTTATCAAACTATTGGTATTGGATCTACTGCTGTTGGTTATGTTGCAAGTTGGGATTCTTCTACTGCTGTCCTGAAACTTTACAATCCAGTTGGACTTGGATCAACTGATTATGGTTTCCGTCTGAATAATTTCTCATCTCAGATTGGTGTTGGTGGAAGTTATGCGATTAATGGTCAATCATCTGGTGGAACTTTAGGTATCAATACTTCTTTCGGAACGGTATCAAACCCAGGTACTGCAACGACAGTTGGTGTTGCACTCGTCCAGTTGGGACAGAGTTTTGTTGAAGGTGTGGCTCAACCAGAAGTTAAAAAATATTCTGGTGAGGTCTTATACATAGATAACAGGGCCGCTATCCAACGTAGTGCCAGTCAAAAAGAAGACATTAAAATCGTTTTAGAATTCTAAGAAGATGCCACAAGAGACAAACCTCAACGTAAGTCCTTATTTCGACGATTTTAATGAGGACAAAAGTTTTAATCGGGTTCTTTTCAAACCCGCTACACCTGTCCAGGCTAGAGAATTAACTCAGTTACAAACGATTCTTCAGAATCAGATTGAACGATTTGGTCAACACTTCTTCAAAGAAGGTTCCCAGGTCATTCCTGGACAATTGGCATATGATCCAGAATATAACGCGGTAGAACTTACCGAAAGTTTCCTTGGTATCAAACTGACAGAATATGTTGATCAGTTAGTAGGAAAGACTATTCGTGGTCAACAATCTGGCGTTGAGGCTAGAGTTGTTAACTTTTTGACGCAAACTCAGTCTGATAGAGGTAATAATACACTTTATGTAAAGTATATTACTTCTGGTGACGATTTTCAGACTGCGACTTTCCTTGATGGAGAGAACCTGATTGCAACTACGGATATTGAATACGGTAATACTAGAATTGTAGCTAATAACCCATTTGCTGCTTGTATTCCTTCTGGAGCCACATCTATTGGTTCCGCAGCTGCCATTGAAGAAGGTGTATATTTTATTCGTGGATTCTTTGTAAAGGTATCTCCCTCTACAGTAATCCTGGATCAATATGATAACAATCCAACTGCCAGAGTTGGCCTGTTTATTGAAGAGAATCTTGTAACTGCATATACTGACGAAACTCTCTTTGATAATGCTGGTGGATTCTCTAACTTTGCAGCTCCTGGTGCTGATCGACTGCAAATTAAAACCACTCTTATCAAAAAAGACATTGATGAGTTCAACGATGAGAACTTTGTTGAACTTCTTAGACTTGATGAAGGTGAATTAGAAAAATTTGTAACCAAAACAGATTACAACGTTCTTGAAGATACTCTTGCGAGGAGAACGTTTGATACGAATGGTGATTATTACGTCAAACCATTTACTGTAAGTGTAAAAGATTCACTGAATAATAGACAAGGCAACGATGGTATCTATTATTCAAACCAAAAGACGGATCAAGGCAATGATCCATCTAATGATCTGATGACATATCAGATTTCCCCTGGTAAGGCATATGTCAAGGGATTTGAGATTGAAAAAATCACCACAACATTATTAGATGTAGAAAAACCCAGAACCACAAGAACTGAAGAGAATCAACAACTCACTTTAAACTCTGTACAAAGTGTTTTTGTTAACAATGTTTATGGATCTCCCAGAATTGGTTTTGGTACTGATACGACTGTAAGTCTTCGTACTAAGAGAATTGCTACTGGTGGAACAGCATCAGGTACTGAAGTTGGTACTGCAAAAGTATATGATTATAAACTTGTAAACAGTGAATATGAAGATGATACAACAAGATATGAGGTCTTCATTTACGACGTAAACACTCATGTCACTTTAACTGTTAACACAGCTCAAACTCTCACTACACCTGTACACATCAAAGGTGCAAGAAGTGGTGCGACGGGTTTCCTTAAGAGTAATGTTTCTTCTTCTCAAAGTCTGACACTTACACAGACTAACGGAATCTTTATTAAAGATGAACCCCTGATTCTGAATGGAGTTGAAGAATCTGTAAGTGTTACATCCGTAAGAGAATATGGCCTTGGTGATGTACATTCATTCCATCAAAATGTAGGCGTCAATAACTTTACGGCTGATTTAGAACTCAACGAAATTTTTAGAATTGCTCCCCCAGGAACTCAATTTACTATCACTAGTGGTGGTGTAATCACAGGGACTGGAACTAGATTTGCAACAGGTATTTCTACAGGAGATATTGTTGCATATCAAAAATCAGGTGACAGTGATCCTACATTCAACGAAGTGTCTGCCCTCTCTGCAGATGGTAGCACTGTTACTGTTATTGCCACACCACAAACAATTAGTGGTATTTGTGACAAAGATCTCCCAGGAACCACCATTCAAGTTTCTGATTTTGGTATTATTAAGGCTGGAATCCAAGGAGGAACTGAATCTGCTTTATTCACTCCTCTTCCTAAGAGATATATTTCTTCTCTCAACATTGATAGTTCTGAGATTGAAATCAGAAAACAGTATACCCTTAATATCTCCAGTTCCCGTGGAACTGTAACTGTTGAAGATCCTGATCTGTTCTTCCTTCCATTCGATGAAGAAAGATATAACCTTGCATATTCTGATGGAGTAATTGAGCCTCTGACAGATGCGAAGGTACAATTTAACTCTGACTTCAAAACTGTAACTCTTCGTGGTCTGAGTAAAGTATCTAATACAGATGCAGTTCTGGTAGCAACTCTGAAGAAAATCAATGTTGCTTCAAAACCAAAGACTCTGACGAGATGTGCTTCTGTTACTATTGATAGATCTAAGTATGACACTTCTGGATCTACGGGTACATCATTTAATAATGGCCTGACTTACAACACTGTATTTGGAACCAGAGTAGAAGATGAAGACATCTGTCTCAATGTTCCCGATGTTCTGAGAGTACATGCAGTATTTGAATCTTCCACAACTGCTGCACCCACCTTACCTTCTATTACTTTAATCAATAGAAGTGCAGATCTGACTGAGACACTTCAGGGTGAATTTGTTCTTGGTTCCGAAAGTGGTGCATATGCACGAGTTGTTAATAGAACCGCAACTAGTGTAGATATTGTCTACATGAACGAGTTGACGTTTGATGTTGAAGAGGCTGTAGTATTCCAGAGTTCTGGTATTAGCGGTGAAGTTTCTGTTGTTGTCGAAGGTGACACTAATATTGGAGAAAACTTTGAATTTGATAATGGTCAAAGATTTGAATATTATGACTATGGTAGAATTACTAGAATAGATGACGCACCAGAACCTAAGAAACAACTTACTATTGTTTATGATCACTATATCGTAGACTCTGGTTCGGGTGGTGATTTTGGTACTGTTAATAGTTACCCATCAGATGCGTATGATAGAGATCTGCCTATGATCTTGGGTAGAGCTGCTGCAGATTTTATCGATGTAAGACCCAGAGTTAAAAACTACAGCCCTGCATCCGATACAGACTCTCCTTTTGAACCTGATTTCAGAGATTTCCTTGGAACAGGAAACAGTCCCGCAAATATTCTTCCTAGTGAAGACCCACTGACTATTGACTATAGTTATTATCTTGGTAGAACTGATCTTCTGACTTTAAGTCCAGATGGTTATTTCCAAATTAGAAAAGGAGCTCCTTCTGAAGATCCAGTAGCTCCAGATAACGCATCTGGTGCATTCCTAGTTGGAACACTCTTCCATGCTCCCTATATCAGACTTGCATCTGAAGAAAGTAAAGTAGTTCTTTCTTCCCATAAGAGATATACGATGGCCGATATTGGTCGTCTTGAGAGTAGAGTTCAGAACATTGAGTTCTACACACAATTGTCACTTCTTGAGACAGAAACGGAAAATCTGAACATCAAAGATGCTGACACAGGATTAGACAGATTTAAGTCTGGTTTCTTTGTTGATAATTTCAAGAGTCATGGTTCCCATGATATTGCAAATAAACTCTTCAGAGCTTCTATTGACAAAAAACTTGGTGAACTCAGACCTTCTCACTATACGACTGCATATGATCTTCTGATTGGATCAGAACAAATCGTTGGTATTGGAACTACTGCAAATCCAAACGCTGACCTCACACAAGTTGCAGATCTTCAAGACAATAGTCTGCAAAGAACTGGTGACTGTATTACTCTGAAGTATACAGAGAAAAAGTTCATCGAACAGAAGTTTGCGACTAGAACTGAAAATGTCAACCCATTTGCTGTTATTAACTGGGTTGGTATCATTCAGTTAAATCCAGCGTCTGATACTTGGATCGACGAAAAACACCTCAAGCCTAAGAAGATTACTGAAGAAGGTGACTATAACACCTTCATGGATCTTTTGAACATCAATCCTAATACTGGATTGTCTCCTATTGATTGGGGTGCTTGGGAAGAAACCTGGACTGGTAGTAAGTCTACAACCCAGGAACTTAGTTCCAAAACAGTTACAACTGGTAAGAAAGAGGGTAGTTGGAGTAAAGGTTTCACGAACGGTGGTGAACTTTTACCTCCTATTCACGCGGGTAAAATTTCTAGAACTCGTAAAGTTACTATTACTGAAAAGACAACTAAGAAATTCCAGACAGTTACAACTACTAAGACTGGATATGCTAGATCTGGTATTCAGTATTCTATTCAAGAAAAGTGGGATACACAAAGTCTTGGAACCAAATTGGTTGGATCCGATATTATTCCATACATGAGATCTAGGAATATTGAGTTCCTGAGTTATAGAATTAAACCATCTACAAGATTCTATCCATTCTTTAATGGTGTGGAAGTTGCAAAATACACTACACCAAAATTGATTGAAGTTGAGATGAAGGAAGGTGTCTTCCAAGTTGGTGAAACTGTAAAAGGCACGATGCCTAAGAAGGAACAATCGGCCGATTTTACAAATGCAGAAATCACTTTCCGTGTTGCAGCTGCAAACCACAAATATGGTCCTTATGATAAACCAGAAATTGTTTATGATGTAAACCCATACTCTAGGTCAGTTGGACTGAGTTCTACATATTCTGCGACTAGTTCTGTACTTAATGTTGATACTGGATCTCTTCAACTTGAGGTCTTGGGTGAATTTAATGGATATATTGCTAAGAAGATGAAACTGGTTGGCCAAACCAGTGGTGCTCGTGCAGTTGTTAAGGATCGTCGTCTTATTACTGATGAAAAGGGTAGTCTTCTTGGATCTTTCTTTGTTCCTGACACTGATGATTCTCTGACTGCACCTCAGTTTGAAACTGGAACAGGTACATTCAGACTTAGTAGTTCTGCTGTTAATTCTAAGGATCCTGTTGATAATCCTTCTACTGCAGAAGAGAACTTCTATGCAGAGGGTACTCTTAACAAGTATCAAGAAACGATTCTGTCAACTCGTAATGGTACAGTTACAAAACAGAACTTCACTGATTCCACAGTTAAGACAGGCCAAACTGTCAAAACTTTCCAAACTGAATCTTTCGATAAAAAGACCAAGTATCAAAACCAGTGGTACGATCCTCTGGCCGAATCTTTCGAGATCATTGATGACAATGGTGTATTTGTAACTTCTTGTGATGTATTCTTCTCTACGAAGGATGCCGCTATTCCTGTTACTTGTCAGATCAGAACAATGCAAACTGGTCTGCCAACTCAGACCATTGTTCCATTTGGTGAAGTTGTTTACGAACCAAGTCAGGTTAAATTATCACAAAACGGTTCTGTCGCAACTAAATTTAAATTCCCATCACCAGTTTACCTGGAACCAGGTGAATATTGTATCGTCCTCCTTTCTGCATCAAATGATTATAATGTCTTCATCTCCGTTATGGAAGAAGAGGATATTACAACCAAGGATCTTCCCGAAAGTGAGAGAGTAATTATCTCACAACAACCCTATATGGGTTCTCTGTTCAAGTCTCAGAATGGTTCTACTTGGACACCTGCACAGTTTGAAGATCTTAAGTTTACACTCTTTAAAGCACAGTTTGTTGATACCCCAGGTACTCTGAAACTTTATAATCCCGAAATCGGGGCTGATAAGAAATCTGGTAAGTTGGCTAGAAATCCTTTGGTCTTCCTTGATAATAGAGTACGTGTTGGCCTTGGTAGTACAGTTGCTACCAGAGACTTCAGTCAAGGATCCAGACTAACTCAGGTTGGGAATACGAATGCCGAAGGTAACATTGTTAAGTCTCTTGGATCTATTAAAATCAACACTAGTGCAACTGAAGCTGGTGGTATTACGACTAATAGTGTTGGAACTGGTGCAACTCCCTCCTCTGGTAATCTCACATACACTGGCATCGCACTGACAACCATTACAGGCGATGGAACTGGAGCAATTGCAAACATCACTATCAATAGTGGTGCGGTGGGTGTTGTAACTGTCACCAATGGTGGTAATGGATACGCAGTTGGTGATGTAGTTGGATGTAATCTTGGTAATACTGGAAAGAATCTCAGATTCAATGTTGGTATTATCTCTGCAACCAATGCATTCATTCTTGAAAAAGTTCAGGGTGAATTCACAACCAGTGCAGAACTGATGACTATCAATGCAGTTGGTGTTGCTTCTACGTTACCTGGTTCTCAACCCACTACTATTTCTAATACATCACCAGAAAGAGATGGTCTTCATGTCAAGGTAAGACATAGAAACCACGGTATGCACGCCAGCAACAATAGAGTAATCATTGATGGTGCGGTTGGTGTTACTTCTACTACTGATGTTTCTGAGACTTATACGTCTGGTTCCACATCAGATCTAAAAGTCGCTTCTGTCGGACTATTTGCAAGTTTTGAGAATGTTGGTGTTTCTACGACTAACCCAGGTTATGTGAAGATTGGTAGAGAAATCCTCTCTTATACAGGTACAAACCCTGGAACCACTCCTCAAAGACTTACTGGTATTACCAGAGGTATTGACAATACAGTTGCAGAACAACATGATGTTGGTGACAAGGTTAGAAAGTATGAAGCGTATGGTGTATCTCTGAGAAGAATTAACACTACACACAGACTTGCACAAGTCTCTAATAATGTTCGTAATGACTTAGATTACTACCACATCAAGATTGATACCACATCTACTGGTATTGGTACTGTTAGAGATGGTACGAATAGTTTCCCCGAACTGAGAATTGCAGAATCGGGATTAACTGGTGGTGCAAAAGTCAAGGCCACACAGAACACTCAGTTTGAAGCTATCACTCCAAACATTGAATATATGTCTCCAAGAGATACTACTCTCGATGCTAGAGTTAGAACAGTTTCTGCTACTAGTGTTGATGGTACTGAAGTTTCCTTCCTTGATCAAGGATTCCAGGATGTTGAAATCAATGGAACTACCTATTTTGATACTCCAAGACTGGTTGCCTCCAAGGTAAATGAAGATCAGAATCTCACCAGTTTGCCTGGTTCTAAGTCTCTGACTATGGAATTGGTTCTGAAGACAGAAGATACAAATGTTTCTCCTGTAATTGATACTGATAGAATCTCCGTCGTTACAACAACGAACAGAGTTAACCGTCCAGTTACAAATTATGTTGATGATAACCGTGTAACTGACAAGAGTGATAGAGATCCAAACCAGGCCGTCTACATCTCTAAGAGAGTTGACCTTGAAAATCCTGCATCCTTCCTGCAAGTCAAACTTGCTGGTCATCAACCACCTGGTTCTGATTTCCGCGTACTTTATAAGTTGTTTAGACCAGACACCATTGACGAAGAGCAACCTTACGAACTCTTCCCTGGTTTCGCAAACTTGACCGATACGACTGGTGACGGTTTTGGTGATAGAGTTAAAGATCCTCGTGATAATAATGGTCTACCTGACAAAAAAGTTCCTCTCGCCAAGGAAGCTGATGATTTCAGAGACTATCAGTACACCGCTAAAGATCTTAAAAACTTCACTGGATTCCAAATTAAGATTATTATGACCAGTACTGATCAGGCCAAGGTGCCCAAAATCAGAGACCTCCGAGGAATCGCATTTGCATAATGGATTTTAAAAAAGTTGAAGGACATGATGGATTAGTTAGAGATATGTCCAGTGGTGCAATCGTCAATCGAGACACCACTGGATATCAAAACTATATTGCATTGAGAAATCAAAAATTGAATGAGAAGAAAAAGATTGAAAATCTTGAGGGTGAAATCAAAGAACTCAAAGATCTAGTAAACCAGTTACTTCAAAATATAAATACATCTAGATAAAGTACTCAATGTTCTGATATGTCGATCTACGTTGTTAATCTGGGCATTGAACAAGGTACTGATTTTCAGCAGACCTTTGACCTTACTGCCACTAATGGTCAACCTCTAAACTTAGAGAACTACTCTGGCGCATCTCAAATGAGAAAATACGCAGGTAGTAAGAAGTCCTATACTTTCACTTTCAGTTTTACTGATCGTGGATCTGGACAAATTAAATTGGCAATGACTGATTCACAAACTAGAGATATTAAACCTGGTCGTTACGTTTATGATGTTCTATTGACAGATCCTAATCAAGAAAAGTTTAGGGTCGTAGAAGGTCAGGTGCTTGTGAGAGAAAGCGCTACTAGGAGTTAACAGTAATGGCAGGATCTTCACGTTTCAGAGGTGGAGGTGTAAACGCAATTAAAGTGGCCGCTACGTCTCGTGCGGAGGCTGGTGGTACTTTTAGATCCCTTACGGATACTGATGTGAGCAACTTAGGTGACGGTTACCTTGCCGTTTATAAGTCACTCACTGGAAAGTGGACATCGCAATCTACCCTCCCAGATAATTTTGAGGTTGATGGAGGCACGTTCTAATGGCTACCATCCGACTTAAACGTTCCTTAGGAGCCTTAGCGCCAACTTCTCTTGTCTATGGAGAAATTGCAGTAACACTTCAACAAGCTACCCAAGGTACTTATCTAAACAAAGCGGGTAGATTATTTGTAGGAAATGCTGCACAGAACCCTGTAGAGGTTGGTGGTGAGTATTACACCGAACTTCTTAATCACCAACCAGGACAGATAAATTCCAACTCAGCAGTAATTACAGGTGCTGCAGGCACTGTTAATCACTGGAGTGTTGTTGGTGTATCTACTTTTGGTGACCTTGAAATCAATGGTGACACCACAGTAACGGGTCTATTTGATTTCCAGAATGCAGTAACTTATTCTAGATTAAGTGGTTCTGATTTAAGTAACAGTGC